GGCGGCTACATGGCGCTCGAAGCCACCTGGGGCAACCACTACGACGCGGGGCAGACCATCTGGGCCAGGCCCGGCCAGACCACCTTCTCGCCGCTGTATTCCCGCGCTGAGTGCCTGCTGGCCTGGGCTGGGGCCTGGGCGACGTGGCGGGCTCGGGCTGCTGAGCCTGCGCCGTTTTGATGCCCGTGGCTCGGCTTACCGACTCGGTAGGATCCAAGCCACACGGCGGTAGCCTTGCACCGCCGGGTCGGTCCCATCCGTAAGGACGGACGCGGTGGCGCCTGTTGACACGGCAGGCACCTGAAACCGTACCGAAGGCCCGGTTTCATTCCAGGCAAGGGGTCTATGGGATTTCCCATGGACCCCTTGCTCTTGACGCGCTGCGGTCTGCCGTGCTTATGCTGCAAGAGTCCGGCAGAGGTGTCGGGCTGTTCCGTGATCAGAAACAACATGAACGCTTCAGGCCTCGTCGTCCGCACGTGGAACGACGCACCCATCAGCCGCCGCGATGGCGACGGCTATGCCGATGCCACGGCCATGTGCCAGGCCAACGGCAAGCTCTGGGCCGACTATCAGCGACTCACCCGCACCACGGCCTATATCCAGGCCCTGGCCGCCTCGCTCAACCTTCCCGCCGATCGGCTGGTGATCACCACCACCACCGGCCCCAACCACCTCCGCGGCACCTGGGTTCACCCTCGTCTTGCCGTGGACCTGGCCCGCTGGCTCTCCCCAGAGTTTGCGGTCTGGATGGATGGGTGGTTCCTTGAGCAGCTCGAGCAACCTGCCGCGGCCCCGGCGCTCCAGGGCGACGCCTGGCGCAGCATGGACCTTGATGCCTGGCTGGATCAGCCCGTCACCCTCCGGGCCGCTCAGCACCTCCTGCACGATGCGGAGACCGGCGGCAGCCGGGCGCTGGATCTCATCCGGGCCCGGCATCAGCAGCGAACCGAGGCGATCCTGCCCGGGGCCCCTGGCCACCGAATCCGCTCCTTGCACGACCTGGCGCCATCAGGGCGGGCCGTTGTGCTCACCGTGCGCCGCCTGCGAGCCGCCAGCCGCCCCGTGCGGACTGGTGACGTGCGGCGCGAGCTGAGCAGCATCTTCTCTCCGGACACGATCACCAACCGGCTCAGGAAGCTGCGTCAGGAAGGCTTCGTCACCAAGCGCGGCCAGGGCTGGCACCTGACCGACATCGCCGCCGAGCTGGCTCAGCATCAGGACGGCGATCAGCCTCCGGCCCTGGCTGCCTGACTCAGGCTCTCGATTCGTAACGGCCAGCACCCTGGCTGCCTTACCGGTCCAGTAAGATCACGGCAGGCTCAGAGTTTCGAGCCTGCCACCACCACCCACCACCTGCACCATGTTCCGCCTATCCCCCCATCGCCTCGCTGGCGACTGGCTTCTCTTCATCGCCTTCGGCACGTTCTTCGCCGCGGTGGTCAGCCATGGCTGATCTCACTCAGACTGTCGAGGTTGATCTGGGTTCCATGGACGCCGATCAGGTCCTGGATCGATTGGTTGAGGTCCGCCAGGCCCTGGCCCGCCTCAAGACCACCGATGAGGCCCTGCTGGATCGACTGGATCAGCTGGCTGAGGCCGGCGAAGTTGATCAGGGCGGCTTCTCACACAACGACTGGGCGTTCAGCTGGAGCGCCGGCCGCAAGTCCTGGGCCTACCCCGCCGCCGTCCAGGAGCTGGAGTCCAAAACCAAGGCCGCCAAGAAAGCCGCCGAGGCCGACGGGTCAGCCACGGTCAAGGTCGGCGCCCCGTTCTGGACCATCAGGAGCCCGCAGCCATGAGCATTCAAGAAACCACCCAGGACACCCTGGTGGATCGCACGACCTCAGCCATGGTCGAAGCGATGCTCGAGGCCGATTGCAGCGCCACCTGGATCAGCCAGATGGCCCGGCTCACCCTGGCCCACCTGGCGGCCGAGCTGATCGTGCTCGAGCAGCAGGCAGGCCGGCCCATGTCTTTGATTGAGGCAACTCAGTGGCTGTGCCGCGAGGCGGAGCGATGAGGGCGTGATCTTCACCGTGCTCGGCCTCAGCCCCGCCCCGCAGGGCAGCAAACGCCATGTGGGCGGCGGCCGGATGGTGGAGTCGAGCGCCAAGGTGAAGCCATGGCGCGAAGCGGTCAGGCAGGAGGCAATCGCCACCGGCCTGGCCATTTCTGCTGAGCCGATCTACCTGCACCTGTTGTTCAGGTTCAGGCGGCCGAAGGGGCACCACGACAGCAAGGGGCAGATCAAGGCATCAGCGCGCATCGAGCACATCACCCGGCCCGACCTGGACAAGCTCTGCCGCAGCACCCTCGATGCGCTTACCGGCGTGCTGTTCGCTGATGATTCGCAGGTGGCCTTCCTGGTGGCCAGCAAGGAGTACACCTTGCCTGGCGAGCTGGAGGGCTGCCAGATCGAGATCAGGGAGATCAAGGGCTGATGCGCGCGTTCTGGGTCACCGTCCGGCACGACGCCTGCCGCACCCGTGACCACCGCATCACGGCCCGATCAGCCTGGGCGGCTGGGTGGCTGTGGCGCACGTTGCACCCTGGGCAGAATGTCGTCATGGTCCGAGAGGTAAAGGGTGGCGGGGATTCAGATCAGCATTGATACCAGCGACCTGCGCAAAGCGGATCTGTGGCTGGCGACGATCACTGGGAATCTGGACTTCGTGAGTTCCAGGGCGATCACTGCCACCGCCAAATCGATCCACGCAAACCTGAAGCGGCGCCTGGCTACTGGTGCGGTCAACAAGCCCACCAGCTGGACCACGCGCGGCCTGCTGGTGCGCTATGCCACCCGGGCCAACCCCGTGGCCGTGGTGGGCTTCAACTATGGCGACGGGTCGTTCGCTGACATGGGCCGCATGTCGGGCATGGGCGTCCCGTCCGGCCGCTACATGGACGTGCTGGCCCGTGGCGGCATCCGCTCAGCCAAGAGCACAGAGCTGGCACTCAGGCGCACTGGCGTGATCCGCTCGAACCAGTTCATCACCCCAGGCGGCCACGGCATCGGCAAGACCAACAGCTTCGGCAACATCACCGGCGGCAACTACCAGCGCCTGCTCTCCAGGCTCGGGGCCAACCGTGACCAGGGCGTCACCTCCAACGCACCCAGCGGCCCAGGCTCACGCGGGCGCACAGCAGCCAAGCGGCGGGAGGTGGATCTGTTCGTCGATCGCCGCAAGGGCGGGGCCATCATGCAGCGCACGGGCAAGGGACCCAAGGGCGGCACAGGGATCGGCTCAGGCAAGCCAGGCCGGCCGCAGACCGTGGGCTATCGCCGCGGCATCAAGCCGGCGTTTTGGATCACTGAGCAGCCGCGCTACCCGGTGCAGTTCCCGATCAGGGTGATCGCTGAGCGACAGTTCAAGGCTGAGGTGGGCGGCCACTTCCGCCAGGCGCTGGAGTGGGCGCTCAAGAACCCCAAGCGCTCGTGATGTTCGCGGCGAACCACTTTGCAGAGCCAATCGAAGCCCAAAGCGTTGTGATCAAACGCGCGGCCGATTGGGGCGTGGCTGAGATCCCTTGGTATGACTGCCCCGGGCTTCGGGTCCTCGCTGTCGCTGGGGATTTGAGGGCTATTCGTACCGCGGTTGCGCTGTTGACAACGGCTCGCAATAAGGTTGCGGCTCAGCGTTCCTAGCCTGATTGTGGACCGGCGAGGTAGGACTCCCGGCCCGTGACCAACCTGCAGGAACAGGCCGATGGAACCAGGCTACGCATTTGATAGCGATCGCTTTCGCCTCGGAGCGCTTTGCAAGCGTGGGCACGACTGGAGAAGCACCGGGCAAAGCCTTAGAAGAAAAGTCGGTGGGAATTGCCTTGAGTGCGAGCAGTCGCGGCTGACGGAGGCAAAGCGCGAGTACCACCGCCAGTACATGCGCGAGCACAGGCCCGCAATCAGGAGAGCGCTAAAAGAGAAAGGCCTGACAACCCGTGGAACCGAACGGATCAACGGCGCCCCTGCAACGGCCCTACAGAAGGCCATCCGCCGCGCCGGCCGATCCCCCAGCGTCGCCCGCCTGGTGATGGATGAGCAGCTCCGCCACTGGCGCGAGCATCCAAGTGATCGCGCCGCCCACGACCGTCAATGGGCACAGGCCAGCTGGTGGCTGGAATACCAGATCAAGCCCGACCTGCGGCTTTACCACCGGGAAAAGTCCAAGCGCCGCAAGGCTCAGAACCGGGGCCAGACCCCCGTGCAGATCCCGGTGGCGGCGCTGCGCCAACGGTTCAACGAGTTCGGCAACTGCTGCGCCTACTGCGGCACCGGCGGCGACATGCAAATCGAGCACGTGGAGCCGATCAGTAAGGGCGGCGCCCATGACATCGGGAACATCGTGCCGGCCTGCTGGCCGTGCAACGCCAGCAAGCGACTCAACGACATGGAGCCCTGGTATCGCTGCCAGCCGTTCTTCAGCGAGCTCCGCCTGCGCCGGATCCGCCGGGTGATCCGCCCACCCGAGGGCCAGCAGTTGGCGCTTGCCTTGGCCTGACAGGCTCAGGCTCGCGAGTGCAACCAAGCTGCAACCGCTCCCTAGGCTGGTTGCAATGCCGAACCAGCTGAACAGCACCAAGGGCGCCGAGCTGATCGAGGCCCAGGCCGGACGCCGCTGCACCCGCCAGAACCTGGAGAAGCTCTGCGAGCGTGGGGCGCTTCAGGGCAGCCCGTGCATCCTGCAGGCTAAGCCGCTGCGGGTGGATGGCGACCTGCTGGTGAGCGAGTACCTGGCTCGGGTGGCGCCGCATCAGGCCGAAGCGCAGCAGCCAGCGGCAAAGCGTGAGCGGCCAGCTCCGCCAGTATTCGCCCCGCCCCGCCGCCAACCGATCGAGCCAGCCGAGCCACTCGACCCCGGCGAGGTGCCGAACTTCAACGATGAGCGGGCCCTCCACGAACGGGAGAAGCGGCTGATTGCTGAGATGGACAGGAAGGTGAAAGCCGGCCAGCTGGCCTACATTGAAGACATGGAGATGGCCTATAACGCCGTGTTGCTGCAGCTGACCACGAAGGCCGGATCACTGCACAAACAGATCAAAGCGGCCATTCCACACCTGACGCATAGGGAGCTGGAAAAGATCGAGCGCATGATCTCCGACGTCTTCGAATCGGTGGCATCCGATTCCTTTGAGGAGCTGCCGGAATGATCGACCGCAGCGTGCGCAGGATGGCCCAGCGACTGGCGGCCAAGGTCAAGCCACGGCCGCCCATGACGATGCTGGAATACTCCGACCAGCACTATTACATCACCAGCGCCACAGACGGCCGGCAACGGTGGTACACCAGGCCATACCAGCGGGATTGGTTCCTGGCGCCCACTGACCCCGAAGTGGAGTGCATGGTGTGCCAGAAGCCGTCGCGGGTCGGGTGGTCTGAGTACGTGAAGGCCGTGATTGCGTTCTTCACCGACTGGCGCCCGTCCAAAATCATGCTGGTGCAGCCTACGGATTCTGAGGTTGACACCTACAGCCACGAAGACATTGATTCGATGTTTGATGACAACCATGGCATCCCACGGCTGAAGGGGATGCTCAGCAACAGAAAGGCTAAGGGGGCGCCGAAGAACGCCTACAACTTCAAGCAGCTGGTGAACGGTGCCCTGATCCACCTGGTGAGCGCCGCCACCCCGCGATCCGGCCGGCGGGTGGAGCGAAGCCCGATCCTGTTCGAGGAGCCAGCCACCTACGACAGCCCAGAGGGCGACACGATCGGCAACCTCTTCCAGCGGGCCGGCAATATCTGGGATCCGTTTTTCACGATCGGCGGCACCCCGATCTATCCCAACGACTACATGGAGCAGGCCTTTAAGAAAGGCGATCAGCAGTACCGCTACTATCCCTGCCCGCACTGCCGTCACTACCAGCAGTTGAGGTGGGAGCGATTTATCAAGGAAGGGCCGGACGAGGGCCGGATCAGCTGCGAGAACTGCGAAACGCCGATCGATTACAGCCACCTGCGGGAGATGGACGAGGATGCCGGCTGGGCGTGTCCACTGGGCCTGGACCGCAGCAAGCAGGTGCTGCGCAATGGTGTGCCGGTCTGGCGATCCCAGCAGGTGGGGCCCGGCATGAGCTACCACCGGGCAGCGATGTGGCCGGAGCTGGTGAGCCGTCACCGCACGGCGCTGGAGCAGATGAAGATGGGCAACACCGATCCCATGCAGACGTTCCACAACACCGACCTAGGAGTGCCGTGGGAGGATTCGATCACCAGCAAGTTGACCGGGGAAGGGCTGGCGGAGCGCCGGAAGAGCGAAGGGTTCGGCAATGGCTACCCCTGGAACGGCGAGGCATGGTCAATCCCTACCGGCGTGCTGGTGCTCACTGCGGGCGTGGACGTGCAGGGCGGCGGTGGCACTGTGGGCGAGCGACTGGTGCTGACGGTCTGGGGCTGGGGCCGCGGTGAGGAAGGCTGGCACATTGCCCACTTCGAGATCGATGGCGACCCTCAACAGGCCGAGGTGTGGGAGCAGCTGGACCAGCTGAGTCAGACCACGTGGGCCCGGCAGGATGGCGGGAAAATGCGGATCGCCTTGGGCGGCATTGACCACGGCGGCCTTTCCAGCAAGGCAGTGGCCGACTACTGCCGGACCCGCACCGATCGATGGGTGGCCATGAAGGGATCGGGCTTCAAGGATCTGCCGATCATCCAGAAAGGCAAGCCGGTGGAGGTGAACCGAAAGAACCAGACGGTCGCCAAGGGGGCCAAGGTCTACACCGTGGGATACACGAACAGCGTGAACCATTTGAAGAAGCAGCTCAGGGTGGAGCAGCCGGGCCCCGGTTACCTGCACTTCGGCACCGCCTCAACCGATGACTTCCTGCGCGAGCTGTTCCCGTGGAAGTGGATCCCCAAGACCAAGGAGCGCAGGGAGTACAAGTGGGAATGCCCCCCGGGCTCCCGCGACGAAGCCGGCGACTGCACCCGGATGGCCTACGCCGCGCTGCAGCTGGTGGCCAGGCGCTACAACCGCGCGACGATGTGGGACCAGCTCGAGGCCAGCCTGGCCAAGCCAGCCGCCCCGCAGCGCCAGGCCAGGCCCAGCACGCCAACGCGCCCGGGTGGTTTCGTGTCGGGCTGGTAGATCAGGCTTCCTAGTCTGAGGCCATGACAGTCCCTGCGACAATCCGCGCCGGCGACACGGTGGCATGGGTGGAGCCTGCTGCGCTTGACCTCGACGGCAACGCCGCCACCTCAGCGGCCTGGACGTTCACCACCTTCCTGCGCTTCAACACCGCCAGCGAGGGCGCCACGGTGACCGGCACGGCCCGCACCGATGGCGGCTGGGACATGGCGATCAGTGCCACCACGTCTGCCGCTTTCGATGCCGGCACCTGGAGCTGGCAGAGCCGAATCACCAGCGGCGCCACGGTGATCACCGTGGGATCTGGCACTTTCCAGGCGCTGGCCAGCCTGAGCTATGCCGGCAGCCCCGGTGCGTTCGATGGCCGCAGCCAGGCTGAGGTGGAGCTCGATGAGGTGCGCGCCGCGATCCGCGCCATCGTCAACAAGGGATTCAAAAGCTACACCATCGGCTCCCGTCGGTTCGATGCTGCCGACCTGGGCCAGCTGATGCAGCGGGAATCGCAGCTCAAAGCAATCGTGGCCCGCGAGAAAGCCGCCGAGAAGGTGGCCGCCGGCCTGGGTG